GAGTGGCTCAGGTAGACTAGACGCGGAGGCTTATCGTGGCAGTGACCAATGGGTACGTTCAACTCACGCTGGTGAAAAAGGCGTTGAGAATCACCGACGACATTGATGACGACATTCTCGAATTGTCTATCGAGGCGGCATCGCGTGAAATCGACGGGTATTGTGAACGGGTTTTCTACCAGGCCACCGAATCCCGCGTGTTTGTCCCACAGGATTCTTTCACCACTCAAATCGACGATCTAGTGTCTTTGACGTCGTTGAAAACGGCGAGCACTGGTGAAACGTTTGATGTGACGTGGACGGCGACTGATTACCAGTTGGAACCGACGAACGGAATCGCGGGCGGGTTGGAGACACCGTTCACTCGTATCCGCGCTATCGGCGATTATGTGTTCCCAACGTGGGTGGCTCAGAATGTGAACAATTATGAGGCGACGGTTCAGGTGACGGGGACGTGGGGTTGGTCTGCTGTGCCTACCGCGGTGGAACAGGCAGCTTTGTTGCTTACCCTTCGGCAGTATCGCCGTTACGATTCCCCGTTGGGGATTGCCGGGTTTGATGAAATGGGTGCTGTCCGTGTGGGCCGTATTGACCCGGATGTGCAGAAACTTCTCGCACCGTTCAGGAAAGTCAGGATGGCGTGAGTCTCGCAACGATTCGCGCGGGGTTGGCTGACAACCTGGAAACGGTTGCCGGTATTCGGGTTTATGAGGAAGTCCCCGATAACCCTTCCATGCCATGTGCCGTCGTGCAGTTGTCTAACGTGACCTATGACGTGGCGTTTCAACGCGGTGCAACCAATTACAGTTTCACTGTTCACTTGATTGTGACACGGGTGACAGAACGACGCGCACAGGAACGATTGGACGAGTTCATCGATCCAGGTTCCCGGAGTGTCAAAACAGCTATCGAATCCGATTCGACCTTGGGCGGCAGTGCGTTTGACGTCATTGTGACTGAAGCGCGTGACATGGCCCCGGTTAGTATTGGAGGGATAGATTATCTGGCCGTACAGTTTGCGGTCACCGTATTCGCACTATAAGGAGTTATTGTGGCCAAGTTTGTGGCTAAGGACTACGACATCACCATTAACGGCGCGGCCTTCAGCTCTAGCCTGGCCGCTGTCACACTCTCGCTCAGTTCTGAGGAGCAGGAAACCACGGCCTTCGGTAACGATTACCGGTCCCGCATTGGTGGCCTGAAGGACGCCAGCATTTCGTTGGACTTCCACCAAGACTTCGGCGCTGCCGCGGTTGACGCTACCCTATTTCCACTGTTGGGCTCGAACGCGACTGTGGTTGTGAAACCAACCAGCGCCGCATTGGGGACCGCTAACCCCGGGTTCTCCGCAGTGTACTTGGTAACCGAATACAGTCCCTACGACTCGAGCGTGGGCGATCTGGCCACATTCTCCGTTGAATGGCCTATCGCGTCTGGTACTGTCACCCGCCTGACGGCGTAGTACACTGTCGGGTATGAACCCGATTTCTATTACCGTTAAGTTCCTGGACGACACTGAAAAAACCGTCACCTGTATTGCGGCGGACTTTGTAGCGTTCGAGACGAAGTTTGATTTGTCTGTGGCGCGCCTTGACAAGGAAATCCGCATGACGCACCTGTTTTTCTTGGCGTGGCATGGGTTGAAGCGTGCCGGTCAAGCTGGCGACGATTTTGACAAGTGGATTGAAACAGTCAATGGTGTGACGATGGAGCAACCAAAAAAATAAAGGGCCTGGGTGATTCGTCGGCCCATTGGCTGATTGCCCAGCTAGCTGTTGAGAGTGGGATTAGTCCCACCGAGTTGCTTGAGCTTGAACCCAGGATGTTGTTCACCATCCAACGCTATTTGATTGCCCGGTCCCAACAGGGGAAGAAGGGCCGCCGGTAGAATAGTGGGTGGAGGTTTCACCCATGCCCGCAGGTCTTCAAATTACTGGTACAGACATGAACAATGTCTACCGGGCATTGAGGAAAATCGACCAGGAAACCCCTCATGTGTTGCGTGGGGATACTTCGTCCACACGCCAATTTGGTAAGAGTTTCCGATCCGCGTTGAACCCAACGGCTAAGAGTTTGGGTGCAACGATTCCTCCGAAGGCACCATTGTCTGGGATGAATCGCAATGTGGCGAATCAACCGTGGGGGTGGAAGAAACCACGTCCGACTGTTCGGGCTAGTAAGGGGAAACGTCCGCGTCCTAATCGTCCGACGACGGCTGTGGGTATTTCGTTTAAGACGAAGGCCCCGAATCATGGTTTCTACATTTCAGAATTGGCGCGGAGACCCAGGACATCCCGTGGTTCAGTGTTTCTCAATAATTTGAACTCACGCCTGCCGATGAAGGGTGGCCTGGGTAGGACTGTTATCCCAGCATTCCGCAACAAACAGGCCGAAATCACTCAGGTCGCCACTGGTGTGATGAATCAGTGGGTGACTTATATCAACCGGAATCTGAAATCTAGGGGACGTATCTAATGGCCAGGGGTTCTATCGATCTGGGGATTGTTTCCAAGTTTGACAACCGTGGTGTCAGTAAGGCTCAGTCTGCGTTTAAGAAGTTTGGGACTGCTGCTGCTGGTATTGCGGCTGCCGCGATTGGTGCTGTTGCGGGTATTGGTACTGCGGCGGTTCGCATGGCGAACGAGTTTGAACAGTCGTTTGCAAAGGTGCAGGGTCTTGTTGGTGTTTCGACGGCTGAAATTGAGACGTTAAAGACTGCGGCGGCTGAACTTGGTCCGCAGTTTGGTAAGTCTGCTCAGGAGGCCGCTGACGCCCTGTTCTTCATCACTAGCGCTGGTTTGCGTGGTGCTGATGCTGTGGACGTGCTCGAGGCCTCTTTGAAGGCTTCGGCTGCTGGCCTGGGTGACACTAACGCTATCGCCAACGCGGCGACGGCGGCGATGAACACTTATGGTTCGGAAGTGTTGACGGGTTCGCAGGCTGTTGATGCGTTGACTGAAGCGGTCCGGTTGGGTCAGTTCGCACCGGAGGAACTCGCTGGGTCGTTGGGTCGTGTGATTCCGATTTCGTCTGAACTGGGTGTGTCTTTCCAGGAGACGACTGGTCTGATAGCGGCGTTGACTCGTGGTGGTTTGTCGGCTACTGAGTCGGTGACGGGTGTTCGCGGTGCCATGCAGGCGTTGTTGAAACCGACGGGTGAAGCCGCGTCGATGTTGCAACAATACGGGTTTAGCACTGATGAAGTTCGGGCCATGATTGAGGAAGATGGCCTGCTCGCAACCTTCCAAACATTGCGTGATGCGTTTGGTGAGAACGAGGAAGATTTCACCAGGGTCATTGGTTCGATTGAGGGTTTGAACGCTGTCCTGGCGTTGACGGGTGAGAACGGTGACACGGTCACTGACATTGTCAACCAGATGACTGATGGTGTGGGTGTTCTTGACGAGGCGTTTGGTGCTGTTGAGGAGACTGCTGGTTTCAAGTTCAGTCGGGCGATGGAGACGGCGAAGGCGTCAATGTTGGCCGTCGGTGACACGCTGTTGGGGTTGGGCGCTAGTTTGTTGGATGGCCTGCAACCGACCCTGGATATGTTGGGGCCGATGTTGACTGAAATGTTCAGTTACCTTGAGCAGCCGTTGTTGGATTTGGTTGCCGTGTTGCCGACATTGTTCGAGGCGTTGATGCCACTCATGCCAATCCTGGGTCAGTTTGCCGGGATTTTCGTGGACTTGGTTGTTGCTGTCTTGCCGGTGTTTGTGGCCCTGATTGAAATGATAATTCCTATTCTTGAGGCGTTCATGCCGGTCATTCAGACTGTCGTGGATATTTTCGCCATGTTCATGCCAATCCTGGTGAGCATTATTGAGATTTTCACGACGATGCTTGAGGCGATTCTGCCACTGTTTTTGGAACTTTGGCAGGCGCTCGAGGAACCCCTGTTGAAGGTCATTGATGCGTTGGTCATTATCCTCGAGGCAATCTTGCCGGTGTTGGCGGTGTTCATTGAGGATGTGTTGACACCGATTCTCTTATTCCTGGCGGAAGTGTTCGGTATTTTGTTGGTGATTTCCATTGAGGCTTTAGCTGATGCCCTGCAATGGTTGGCTGAGAAGATGCAAACTCACGGTCAGAACTTCTATGAGACGTGGTGGATGATTCAGGTTGGACTTGTCCGAATCCTGAATAAGATTATTGAGAATGTTGAAAATCTAATCAACCGGTTCATCGACGGTATTAACCGAATGATCCAGGCCTATAACGTGTTTGCGTTGTTGGCGAGAAAACCTTTGGCGGTTGAACTGGACTATGTTGAACTGCCAACGCTTGAGGAACCGGGCCGGTTTGACTATCTAGTGTTCCCGGAGGTGGACACATCAGGCATTTCGGATGTTGCTAGTCGTCGGGCCAGTATGGGTGGCGGTAATACGTCAGCGCTTCAAGAAATGCAGGGGTTGTTCTCCGGAGGGACTGGTTTCACGGGTGGTAGTAACTGGCGGTCAATAGGCGTTCCGGGAATGGCTGAGGGTGGCATTGTCAAGGCGATTCGTGGCGGCATCTTGGCCAACATTGGTGAGGGCCGTTATGACGAAGCGGTGATTCCGCTGCGGAACGGCATGGGATTGGGCAACACTTACAACATCACAGTGCAGGCTGGTGTGGGTGACCCAGTTCGGATTGGTGAGGAAGTGGTCACGGTTATCAAACGGTACGAGCGGGCGTCTGGTCCTGTGTTTGCGAGCGCGTAATGGCGACGACTGTTGAAATCGGTGTCACCCGCGGATTCGTCCTGGACTCGGAAGTTCAGGGTGTGTTGGGTCAGGACCGATTAGGTGGAACCGACTTCATCGACGTCTCGGAGCGTTTGGCTAACGTGTCGATTAACCGGGGTAAGAACCGGGATTTGGAACGGTATTCTGCCGGATCGTTAGAGGTCCAGTTCCACAATGAGGACCGGTTCTTTGACCCAGTAGTGGGGACAGCGATTGACTTGGTGCCGCGGGTTCCGATTCGGGTGATGATGGATGACACGGTGCAGTTCACTGGGTCTGTGAATGACTGGCAGTTCGCCTATTCGGTAGCTGGAAAGTCGAACGCGATTGTGAATGCGTCGGATGATTTCCAACTGTTAGCTCAACGGTCCATTGCCGAAACGGGGACGGCGGTGGAGCAGACTACTGGTGAACGTATTGAGGCTGTGTTGGATCAGTTGACGGTTGATTGGCCTGCAAGTCAACGTGATATTGACACTGGTGGGAACACGGTGTTGGCTCAGGAGTTTGATGGTTCTGGGGCGTTGGAGTATTTGCAGAAGGTTGAGGCGACGGAACGTGGCCAACTTTTCATCGCCAAGAATGGTGACCTGACTTTCCGGGATGAGGACACGTCTGCTGCTACGTCTACCGGTTTGGTGACGTTTGCGGACGATGGGACTGGAATCGGGTTCCAACAGGTTGCGATTGATTACGGTTCAGAGTTGTTGGTGAACCGGGCGATTGTTCAGGCCGCTTCCGGGACGGCGATTGCCACGGATGAATTGTCCCAGTTGAACTATGGGATTATCGAACAAACTTTCGATGTGCTGAACACTCCGGATGCACAGTTGGAGGATTTGGCGTCGTATATTGTGCAACGTTACGGGCAACCAGAATTGCGTGTGTCACAGATTACGGTCAATGTTGATTCGCTGTCGCCGTCGGATCGTGCCGCGGTATTGGGGTTGGAAATATCTGATACGGCGTTGTTGAAGTTCACTCCGAATGGTGTGGG